ATAGATAATGAAGATTGTTGTGAGAAGTTGAATGAGTTACACGAAGATGTGGAAAGACAAAGAGAATTTAAATTTAGTGCTATTAGACAAGCAAATCGTATAGATAAAGAAAATGAGCAGTTAAAAGAACGGAACAATCGACAAGCCAAACAATTAGATAATATCTACCAGTTAATCGAACAGAGAGATTGGAGAGCATTATCTGACATATTAAATGACTTCAAAAAAGCAGAAGAACAATTACAAAAAGAATGGAAGTGTTACGAATGACTGAACGATTCATAATCGATGATGCTGGGACACTAATAGATATGCAGACAAGAGATACCTATGATTATGTATCCGATGTATGTGGACTCTTGAATGTGTTACATTCACGAAATAAAAGACTTGAAGAGAAAATACAAAGAGAACGAACCTCATTTACAAAAACACACGAAAGATGGAGTAAAGAAGCCGAAACGAAAATCAAAGAATTATCAGAAGAGAATGAGCATATCAAACAAACAATCAAAAACATGATGGAAACTGAAAGAACAGAACTCGGACAATCAGTCCTCCGACAATTAGGGGAAGCGATACAATGACTCAACTACAATTTGGACAACAATATTGCAATACTTGTAAACAATACAATCCTCAAAGTATGAGAAACAACTGGGACGGTTGCAAATTACACGGTACCATTGTCTTACCATATAGTCACGCTTGCAGATATTATGAAAAAAAGGAGAAAGAACAATGAACGAACCATACAGTATAAAAGGAACACTAGTAAAAGACCACATACACCACAAAAGCTACAACATGACCAGCAAAATCGACGCAGAAAACCTCTACAATACACTAACCACCTACCACAAAATACACATCCTAAACAAAAACATAGAAACACAATACGACAACATAACCAAACAAATAATCCAACTACAACTATCAGTTAAGATATTGGAACATGAAATCAACACACTCCAGGAAGTGGTCACAAAATGCAAGTCACAATAGATTCAAGAGAACAAACCAGAATAGACTCCGCCAAGAAATACTTCAAAGAACAAGGATTAGAAGTAACTGTTGAAGAACTGGAAATAGGAGACTACATCTTCACTGATGGCAAAAACGAAGTATGCTTTGAATTCAAACTAACAAGCGACTTCATAGCATCAATACAAGACGGAAGAGTCTTCAACCAAAGCATCGAAATGGCTGAAAACTATGATTACGCATTCGTAATAATCCATGGAGACCTACCAACAAGAAGCAAATGCATAGCAATGAGCAGAAACTATCATGAAGTGAATGTCTTCCAATACATCGGAGCAATAAGCAGCTTAAACCGTTACGTCACAGTACTACAATGTTACAGTCCATTCATAAATGAAAGTTACTATACCATGATGACACAAGCCAAGAAGTGTTTATCCAATAAACCAATAGTAAAGAAATTCCCCAGGAAACACCGAAACCCAGCAATGAATTACTTATGCTACTGTGTATACGGTTTGAATTATAAAAGAGCTGCTGAGATAGTGGAAAACCTAGACTTACATACCCTGGAAGACCTACTACTATTAGACTGTGAACAATTAACACGAGTTCCTGGCATCGGACTGAAACTAGCAGCTAAAATAATCAAGACAATTGAAGATGACAGTTATGAGGATTAAATCTATTCAAACCAAATATGGAACAATAACTGAAAAACATGGATGGTACTATGTCAGCAGTAACGAACATGGACACAGAGGCAAAGCATTACACAGAGTAATATTCGAAGATTACCATAAATGCACCTTACTTCCATGGGCAAACATCCATCACAGGAACTTCAACAAACATGACAACCGAATAGAAAACCTCCAACTACTCAGTGCATCTGAGCATCAGAAAATCCACAAAGCAATCTACCGACCATCAGAACAACACAAACAAGCCATAAGCAACGGTTTAAAAGGCAGAAAACTGGATATAATCCATCGAATAAACTTAAGAAGGAGTAAAAAACGATGAGTATTAACCAACTAATAAACAAATACTATAAACCTGATGGGAAAAACAAAACAGGAACAATACGAGTAAACAAAGCAGAAAAACACACACCTGAATACAATAAAAAACTAAAAAGAGAACAATACCGTAGAAACAGACACTTAATACTGGACCAACTACTACTTGAAATTCCTTTTACATTAGAACCCAACCAGGTTACTCAAATAAGATACTGGATAGACAAATTCAATGATAATTTCAAAGAATTTCACTACAACAGCAGCAACGAAACAATCATATTAGCATTTATCATGATACAGTGGAAACAGAAATACCCAAAATTATATGTAGCTAATATGCCAATCTGCAAAGAATACGAACTCACAACACCGAAATTCGAACTAATACAAAACAGATTAATATTCCAATTAATGAAAACTACTGAATTAACATATAACCAAAGCAAATACGTTAATCATAACCTATTGGAGAAAAGCCACTATGACTAATAATATAATGAGGAAGAGTGAAATGGAGAAATGGAATAACCCACGTTTATTCTACTTAAACTCCATCACAAAACCCTTACCTACTACATGCCCTGAATGTCATGGAGACTTAACCACCAATGATGATCAGGATGAAACACTATGCAGTAGTTGTGGTTTAATAGTTTCAGCAAGTATTGAATATGTTGCTGGAATTCGTATAGATCTTCCTTACGGTAGACATTAAATTGGAATGTTGTAGTATAGGCTGGTGCGTACAAATATTTTTATATCATAATCAATCATAGGCAATCTTGTATTTCGGTTTTCTTCTGTGTTACGTATATTTTATCGTTTTTTCGTATCTCTTGGATTTAATTTCGATTTAACCTTCCAAATAATATCGTATTTGAAACACTCTATTTCGTTTTTTATAAAACTACCATAAATAAAAGAGCATTTTAGCTAATTTCATTAAAAAATAATACTGGTAAACCTACAACTATTAATGTCTACTATTTTTCATTTATCATTTATATATGCAGGTTAAAAGATTCATAAACTGGAACTATGGACCACTGTTCATGGTTTTTAAATATAACTAACTATCCTTCTACAAATGGTGTGAAAACAAAAAAAGAATGTGCAACTCATTCTACCTGCCATGACTCACACCACAAAATATGCCTTGTACAAGAGAATTGTACCAGGAAATAAAGTATTTGTAAATCTCTAATTTCAAGTAAAGATAATCATTTTATTATCTCTACAATTGTGACTAATGGTGCAATAACTGGGGTGCAACTCCCCAGCAAGGCAATTCTTTTATAAAACTAATTTTACGAGTTGATCAACAATGAACCCTGACATAATAGGAAACCTAACAACAATAATAAAAATAATAATCATGACTATTGCTCCAGCAATAGCAGTATACATTGGAACTGATGAACAAACCGTAGCAGCATTCTTAACTGCAATACTCACATTCGCATTGGCAATAATAGATGCACGTTACCCAAACAATTTCGGTGATAACAAACCAGTTGCAGCAGAATCAGAAATACTCAACGATGAGTACGTAACTGGTGATGAGGATGACAGCCAATGAATGCTACCGAGAAGACCAACTACAAGGTCAATCTAGGAAAATCACAGAACTAGAAGCACGTGCAGATTTCAAAGACAAACGGATAGATGAACTATATCTTAAAATGGAAAAAATAGAGTTAAAGATGGATAAATTGAATGAAAACGTTAACGCATTACTATTACAATCACAACAAGGTGACACTGACTTAGAACTACGATTAAAAGCAATAGAAACAGAACTAGCCTTGCAAAAACAAACCAACATAGACAATCACAACCGTGTAAGCAGCCTATTAGCAGTAGTAGGAGTTGGTTTAACAATAATTACAATACTAATAAATGTTTACTTCAATATGATACATTAAAAACAAAAAAACTAGAACTGGGAAGGATGGTTTATATTATGCAAATAGAAACAGTTAAAATCACGGAGTTAATAAGCCCTGACTACAACCCAAGGCACATAACACCTGAAGCAATGGAAGGGTTAAAACAATCTCTAAAAGAATTCGGATATATAACTCCAATCATAGTAAACCGACATAATAACCACATCATAGGTGGAAATCAAAGATACGAAGCATTAAAACAACTAGGATACGAAACCGTTGATGTAATCTACACTACTATTACAGATATTAACCGTGAAAAAGCATTAAACATCCGACTAAATAACAACAGTGGAGACTGGGATATAGGAAAACTAGACACTATATTCGAAGACCTGGAACTAACAGGATTCGACTTAACACTAACAGGATTTCAAACAGAAAACCTACAACCAATCAAAACAGATAATGAAATTCCAAGTAATGAAACAATCACTGCTGACATAAATACTGGATTAAAAATTGAAAATAAAAAACCTGAAGTAGCAGCTGAAAAACCTAAAACTACTCCAGGACCTACTGAAAATAATGCTGAAAACATAATGATCTGTCCACATTGTGGACATGAAATAAAATTAAAAAAATGAAATTTAATGAAAAAATGTGAAAAAAAGACTGATTGATATGGAAGAATGCTACTGGGAGCAACCATTACTCGGTAAAAATGGAAGTACTGAAAATGGAACTCGAAAATATAGAGATGTGTATTTTAACCATAATGGACACATCACTTGTGAACAGATAGCTAAAATGTTTGATACAGATAAAAGAAACATTGAGAACCATAAATCAAATTATAACTGGGATGGCGTATTAGCTGATAAAAAAGCATATCTTCAAAGGAAACGTGATGAGAAACGTGAAGAGAATTATCAGAAACATATTGATAAAGATTTCAAAAATGCTGATACAGTATTAACCATTAAATATGCTCAAATTCAAATGGCAGCTATCAAAGTTGGTCTTATGAAACCAAATGGTATGATTATACCTGAAGAGTTAACTTTCAAAGAAGCATGGAAAACCATAGACAATACTGATGTTAAAACATTACAAACTGTTATTATGCGTGACCTGGAAAAAGCTGGAAACATCAATGATAAACAAGTACATAATGTACATGGTGAAATGGATTTAACTCAAACAATCAAAGATGCAGATAATACTGCAAGCATCGATGATTTATTTGAATTATACAAAGAGGATGAGGAGGAATCCATGAATGGAAATGACACCAAATGATTATAAAAAAGAACTCAACCTCAACTACCAATTCTATAAAACACTATTAGATAAAACAATCTACCATAACCCTTACATTGAATTAGATCCATACCCATTACAAACATTTCCAATCATTGAAGCTAACAAACCAACAACAACCTATAATGATGAATTAATAGGTGCTGGAGGATTCGGTGGAAAAACAATACTAGGTGCAATGTTAGCAGCACAATACCTAGAACATAGTAAATACCAATGCCTGGTAACAAGATTACACTACCAGGAACTAACTGGACCAAATAGCATATGGAGTATACTAACTGAATGGTGCAATACTACATGTGAAATAAACAGTACGAAATTATACATCAAATCTCCAGCAGGAGCATTAATTCAATTCAAAGCATTTGACCATGAAAAAAGAAAAGAAAAAGTCAAAAGTGAATCATACACCAGGATAGTAAATGATGAGGCTTCCGAATTAAAAGAATCAATACTAAGATTCCTATTCCGAAGTTTACGTAAAGAAAAAAACAATCCACTCCCATTAAGTTTCATAAACTTATCAAACCCTGGTGGAGACAGTACTGAATACTTAGCAGACACTTATGTTAATGGAGATAAACCATACTTCGCATTAGATTGGAGACACAACCCATACATAGACAAAGAACAATATAAAGCAAGTCTTGAAAACCTGGATTATATCGACCAACAATACCAACTACACGGTAACTGGAATTACAAACCAAAAGTTGGTGACTTACTATCACGTGCTGAAGGAGAGGCACAGCTAATAACTAACTTAACTACACCATTATACTATGAAATCATAGGCATTGACTTAGCTGGAAAAGGAAAAGACATGTTTGCTGTAGTTTGCTATGATTACTTAGCTAATGGATTGGAGTATATTAAAGATTTCAATCAAACTCAATCACATAACCCTGAATCATTACTATTAGATTTCATTGTTAAACATAATCCCAATCCCAACCTTCCAATGACTAGTGTAATAGTTATAGAACAAGAAGGTGGTGGAAGTCCTGAATATGCTAAAAAATACTTTAAGGACATGATTAACGATTATGGTTACAACATACCTGTAATACTGAAAAAACCATCAGGAAGCAAATACCAAAGAGCAAGACCATTAATGCACAGCATAAAATATGGGAATACTAAACTAAACCAGGAATCAGAATACATGGATGATTTCATAGATGAGGGCATACAATTATCACCTGATGGAAAAGGTAGAAGTCCAAACCTGGTAGATAGTGCAAGTTTAGCAAGGAATTATTTACATACTGATATTTTAGGAAATACTACAACAGTTACTGTTGGAGCAAGAATCGGAGGATAAAAAGATATTTATGATTATAACAGGAACACCAGTAGATAATCGTATTGCACGTGTAGAAAAAAGCATAGCAAACAATCTACAAAACAAAAACTTATTTCAAAGTGAAAATAAGGACACTGCAAGTAATGTAATAGAATTAAAACCACCAATACCAATGAGTGATTGTTTATTCGTATTTGAAAACTCATCACATGTAGCAAAAAGTTGCAGGATATTAGCTGCAGACATCATTTATAATGAAATCACATTAACCTATGATACAATAGAGGAACCAACAGAGCATGAAATCAACAAGTTAAACAAAATCAATAATTACATCCATGACAATATAGATGAGTTCTATAACATGGCAGTAGATTGGTATTATGCAGGATGGTGTGCAATGGAATACACCTGGAATAATGTCAGTTTCAAACTAAAACAAATTCCAATCCATTCATGTAAAATCATCAAAGTTCCACTTCAAGGTTTCACAGTATACCTATTGAAACAACAAATCAATAGTACCACTAAATACTTTAAAATCATGGGTGAAACTTATCCTGATGATCTACTTTATTATGGTGGTGAAAAATTAGGTTATGCCTCCTTGATGGGTGGTGACAATATCTACCAATTTTTCAGCTTACCAAAATGGATACAAGATTATAAGAAAATACTCACTGAAATTGCAATCAGTGCAAGTGATTATAAAACCGTATCCAATGGTAACATTAGTAGTGGTGTATTGAATATTAACCTGGAGCCTCAATTGAAACCACCATTACAATATGACCCTAATAATGGTGAAGTGATACCACAGGATAACATCAAATCAAGAGAAGAAGTGATTAGTGAGGAATTACAATCTGCAAACGGTGGAACTGCAGTAATATTCACTGAATCCAACAGACCATTAAACATGGATTACGTAAGCTTAGCAAATAACAATCACAGTTACTTATCTGACTTAAGCTACAAATGCCAACAAGCAGTATTAAACGATTACAACATACCATTAGTACGTTTAATGATTAACAGTGAAAAAGAATCCATGAATAGTAATAAAACACAGTCAATATGGGAAATATACACATTAAACTTACAAAACGAACAAAAACCATTCAAACTATTCATAAGAGAATTAATCCAGGACCTATATGATATTGATGTTACTGTTGAAATCAGTACTCCAATATTCAGTGACAGGCGTGAAATTGAAGTAGGTTTAATCAGCCAAGCTTGGAATGATGGAGCATTAACCTTGAAACAGTTTGTCACAGGTTTAAGTGAATACTTAAAAGTGATTGACTTGAATGAATATGATTTCACAGTTAACCCTGAAATATGGGATTACAGGAAAATAGACAATCCTCAAAACATTAGTCCTGATGACCTCGCACTGATAGATGAAGTGGAGGCACAGTTAAATGAGATTAACTAACAAGCATGACATTAAAAACTATCTCGGTAACCGTAGAATAGCTGTAATTCAAAAAGCACACTACACTACACATACATTAATCCAATTCGTAAACAACCGTTTAATAGATAAAAAGATAATGGAATGGAATAATGAATACACTACTGACATAAGAGACCCTTTTAAACAAGAGAATATTGAATCACAACTCTCAGGTTACAATGTCATGGCAACCAGCAAAGACTTACAAAGAATACTAAAACACAGTGCAATTCAACGTAATAGTTTCACTGAAAACGAAGCCAGGAAAGTAATACAATCAACTGCTGGAGACCTAACCCAAATAGAAGCCCAAAGAATAGTGAAAAACTTAGACTATGTTGGAAATGTCCTGACTAATGCAGATGTGAATATTAAGAAATATGAAGCATTAATAGAGAAGCTGCCAAACAGGACCAGCCGTAGTGAAATATTGAATCGTTGTACTAATGCTGCTGAACATGAGCTTGTACCAACACAAAGGCAAAGATGGTTAGAACGAAACTTAGCACGTGGCGAATCATACAATAAGAAATACAGTTACAAAGAACTAAACCAATTGTCACGTGACCTGGAGCGTTATAAGACACATCGTTTAGATTATGAAAAAAGCATTATTGAAAATAAACAAGCATTCCGTGAAGGATACGAAGCAGTGAATCAAACCAAATCCTGGATATGGTCCACATTGGAAAAAACCAGGCATCAAGAAATGGATGGAGAAACAGTACCATTAACCAGTAAATTCGAAGTCACCAACGAACAAACTGGAGACACTGATTACTTACTATTTCCTGGAGATGTCAGTAATGATCATAACAACTGCAGCAACATTTGTAACTGTGGTTGCACTTATGAAATCAATAACTAATTTTTATGTAAAATCAACCTTAAAAGGAGACAATGGTGAGCGTGTTACTATGTAAACAAAAAGCATTATACGTTAAATGTTGTATTATAGCAAATGGTGTAACTGATAGCCAAGGAGACACATTATATGCTGAAGACATTAAAAGAATCTTCACATCATTTAACAATCAAGATAATTTTGAAGTATACCACAATGAACTACCTATTAGTGAGGTTTCATTGCTTGAAAATTATATATCAAACGCTGATGAAACGATTGGTACAGCTGTAGTGCCTCGTGGAAGTTGGAATGCAGTAATAAGAGTTGACAATCCTGACATTAAAGAAAGATTGTTAACTGGTGAATTTAAAGGTGTTAGCCTTAACAATAGAATAGCTGAAAAATGCCGTGGAAACCTAACAGGAAACGTGCGTTACCAGGATGTCGGTAATGCTGAATGTTTCATACCATTATTCATTAGTTTCGTAGAAGCTGGAGCTAATGGTTATGGATTACATGTTATGGATTATCCAGCATATGTAATGAAAAGCAAATCTATTGAATTAAATAATGGAGCAGATGACATGGATTTAAAAGAATTCTTAGATGGTCTCAAATCCTTAATTAAACAAGCAGAAGACACACCTGAAGAAGAAGCTCCTGCTGTTGAAAAAGAGGATGAAGACCCACAACCTGAAGAAGAACCAGTTGTTGAAAAATCCGAAGAAGAAGAGGAAGCAGCAACTGAAGAAGAAGTAGTTGATGAAACCTCCACCGAAGAAGAACCTGAGGAAGAGGAAGCTACTGTTGAAAAAGCAGAAGATGATTTCGATGCAAGATTAACACGTATCGAAGAAATGTTAGCAAAAGCATTTGGTGAACAAACTGAAGAGGATGCTGAAACCCCTGACCCTGAAGTAGAAGAGGAAAATGAGGACACTCCAAAAATCACTAAATCAGAAAAAGTAGTGCTAACTACTCAAACTGCAAGTCAAACTAACTATTACGAAATGACTGGAAGAGATCCAATTACTGGTTGTAAACTTAGAAAATAAAACCTAAAATTTATTATAATTAAAACAAAAAAAGAGGAGAGTACATCTTTATGATAACCCAAGCAGACATTAAAGCAAACAAACCTGTTATTGTAAAATGGGATAAACCATTAACAAGCAATGGTGTAGTAACTGATGGAGTATTAGCTGGACAAGCTCAAGAATTCATCACTAGAATCGAAGAAGAATCTGAATTATTAGGACAACTCCGTTACATTGAAATGGAAGGAGAAACCCAAGACATTCAAGCATTAAGAGTAAGAGCTGAATTACAAAACATGAATAAGATCACTGGAACTGTAGGCGCACAAGTAGCTGACATCACTACTTTAACTGAAACCACTCCAGGAATTCTTAAGAATACTTTAGAAGCTCAACCTTTCACAGCTTACTGTAAAATTCCTAAAACTTTCTTAAAAACTAATATTGAAAAAGAAAACTTCATTGCTAAATATGAATCTTTATTAGTTCCTTCCTGTGCTTTCAGTGCAGAACAAATCGCTATATTTGGTAAGAAAACTTTAGCTGATGCAAAAGGTATTCATGCATTAAAAGGTATTCTTGCACAATTAGATGATGTTAAAACTGCATGGACTAGTGGTCACAGTACAGATCCTAAAATCCCAATGGGTGAATACACTGCTATTAACGCTGGTGTAGGTTACGAAATCTTACCACAAATCGATGCAATGTTAACTCAGTTCACTTACCAAAGAGGTAAAAGGAAAAACGCTAATATTTATGTTTCCTCCAAATTAGAATCTGCTATGATTGCTGAAGCAAGTAAACGTGAAACCGAAGGTGGTGACAGATTATTCTTCAACGATAACGGTAACATGGTCTTCAGAGGCAGAGAAGTTATTCAATTAGATGCATTAGACAACCCAGTAAACAGTTACGCTGATGTTGTAATCATTGCAAACCCTGACAGTATTGGTTACGGTCCAATCATGGAAGCTGAATCCGAAGCTGAATACAAAATTGAATTAAAATCTTACTTAACCAGTGTTGATTGGATGT